GAATTGACATGCAGGAATTTGCTCGATTGCAAAATCGTGCTTAACCTTAATAAAAAATAATTATGTCAGAAGAAGCAGTTGCCCCTGAAAGCTCAGAATCATCGGAGAGTACAGGACAAGTTACTGAACAAGTAAACCCTTTACAATTTGACCCATCCTCAATGCCTGAAGGTATTAGGAATGAGCCAAGTCTCCAGACTTTCGATAGCGTAGACAAACTTGCAAAGTCCTATGTTAATGCAGTCAAGATGATTGGAGGAGAACCAGAAAAACTCATCTCCCTTCCTAAAGAAGGAGAAAGTTGGGATGATCTGTATAACAAGATGGGTAGACCAGAACAACCAAATGGTTATGATTTTGGTGATGATCCAGAAGGAGACCTTGATGGATTCCGTGAATTTGCTCATTCATCTGGTTTAACCCAACAACAAGCAGAAAATATTCTTAATCTCTATAACGAAATTCAGCAAGAAGAAGGTAATAGCCAAGAACAAGCACTTCAGGATATGAGGACAAATTCTGAAATATCTTTGCAGAGAGAATGGGGTAGAGATTATGACGGAAATTTGGATTATGCAAGAAGAGCATTTGCTCAAATAGCAAGTCCAGAACTTGGTCAACTTATGGATGATTCAGGCATAGGGAGTCATCCCGAAGTTTTAAAAGCCTTTTCCAAAGTTGGCAAGATGCTTGGAGAAGATTCATTAGTTGTAGGATCAGGATTAGGTTCAAATAGAATTTCTCCTGAACAAGCAAAAAATGAAATTCAATCTCTTTATGCAGATAAAGAGTTCTCTGAAGCATATAGGGATAATCGACATCCTCAACATAAAGCGTCGATGAAGAAGATGGACAATCTTTTTAAGACCGCTTATCCAGGTCGTGGGAAAGTCCGTTAATTTATCACCCTTCATTTAGAAGGTAAGACCGAATAAAAGAAGCAAGTAAACAGATAACCATAAGGCCTGTTGAAAACTGCTTTGGGACCCTTTTATGGATAATCTCTAGGTTGTAGTGATCTAACTTTTTGATTTCTATAAAAGGAACAATATGGCTAATTTTTATGATATTGAAACGTCTTATGTGCATCGGTATGCCGCTGATGTGTTACATTCGCTTCAACAGAAAACATCAAGGTTACGGAATTTTGTAACTAATAAACCAGATTGTTCAGGTGTTGCAGAATTTATTGACAAAATCGGAAAGGCAGAAGCCCTTGATAAAGTTGCTAGATTTGCAGATTCACCTGTTCAAGCAATATCCCATAAACGAAGGCGTGTAACAGCACAGCCTAAGAATGCGGGTTATTTTGTAGAAGGTTTTGATACTCGTAGAATGAACTATGACGTGTTTCAGCCTTATGCAGAAGCAACAAGTATGGCAATGTCCAGAAAAATGGATGCAGTCATTGTAGATGCCGCTTTTGGTTCAGCATATGAATCAGATGGTGGGGCAATGGATGGTGCAACAGAGATAGCGTGGAATAGTACGAATGCTCCTAAATCATTTATTGCAAAAGATTTTGCATTTGGAACAGCTACAGATGCCATGAGTGGTATTAATAGTTCTGGTTCAGGTGGTCGAACTCTTTCAATAGATAAGTTGCTAAAAGCTCGCAGACTTCTTTCTGAACAAGAAGCTGATCAATATGATGAAGGTGGGAATCCACTATATTTTGTCGTATGTTCTGCGGCTCAGATTGAAGCTCTATTGCACTCAACTCAAATCCAAAGTTCTGATTATAATAATATTAGAGCATTGGTTGAAGGTCAGACAAATTATTTTGCTGGCTTCCAGTTCATCAGGTATGAAAGTATGCCTACAACTGGATCAGGTACAGGATTGGTAGAAAAAGTCCTTGCTTTCCATCCAGAAGGGTTGGCATTTTGTTCATGGCTTGATCCTGTAACTGAAATTGAGAGACGTGCCGATAAGAGCTTTGTTCCATATGCATATTTTGAGATGGATATTGGGGCAACTCGTGTTTGGGAAGAGATGGTCATTGAAATCTCATGTTATCAACCTGCTTAACCCAAATATGAAAGGAAATTATGGCTAATCAATATGCAGTAGATCATAAAAAACGTCACGTTTCACTCCCTGCGAAGCTAACAGATGTTGCTTCTCAAGGTGGTAGAATGCGGATTTTATATGATACTTATACAACTTCCTCAACAACCAATGGTGATATAATTTATTTTGGTAAATTACCTGGAGGTGCAAAAGTTTGGGAAGCGGCAATACATGTAGTTGCGGCTTTAGGTAGTAGCACTACATTTAAACTTGGAACAACTGAAGATGATGATGCATTTTTAGCGGCAGGAACTGCCAATACTGCAAATGCAACTCGCTTCATGATAGGAGCAACAGCAAGTTCTGCTCCTGTATTAACTCCTAAGTCAGTAACAGCAGAAGCAAGTGTTATTGCAACTCTTGGTGGTGCTGATGCGGCAGATGGTAAAGAAGTCCAAGTGAGAATAATCTATTCAATAGATTAATTGTTAATTAGATAGGGGTTAGGAAACTAGCCTCTATCTTTCATTATAAATAATATGGATAAAACAGGAATTGCAAATCTTGCTCTTTCTAATTTAGGAGAAGCAAGTATTCAAAGTTTAACTGATGATAATGCAAGAGCTAGAGCATGTAATGGTCGTCTTAATAATGTGATTGATTCAGTATTAAGAATGCATGTCTGGAATAGTGCATTAGAAAGAAAAAAATTAACAAATATTGGTTCTCCTGTATTTGGTTGGAATTATATGTATCAACTTCCTGCTGATTGTATACGAGTTGTAGAAGTAAATCCTGTATCAAAATACCAAGTAGAAAAGAAAAATATTTTATCAAATGAAAAAAGCCTTTATCTACTTTATGTTGCAAATCCTACTGATATTAATAACCTCGATATCCTTCTTGCTGAAGCAATAGGGATGAAATTAGCAGTTGAAATTGCAGAAACATTAACAAGTAAAGATGGTCTTAAAGCAGATATGATGCAGAAGTTTGTAATCTCACTTCAAGAAGCAAGAGCTGCAAATTCCAAAGATCGTACACCTGACCATCGTGAAGAATCTTCATTCCTTAATCATAAACGTGGTTTTTATTCTCATAAACATAGAACATTTAATACACCAGAAAAAGGATATGAAGTTGATATGGGAGCATGGAAAACTAAATGAGTAAATTTGAATTTCTACAACCTAGATTTTCAGAAGGTGTTTTAGCAAAAAGCCTACAAGGTCGATCTAGCGAAGAATTTTACCACTATGGGTTTAAGGCTTCCAAGAATATGATCCCTGTAGTTTCTGGACCTTTAGTTAAAAGACCTGGAACAAATTTTATTGGAGAAGCAAAAAACTCTACATCAATGTTTGTTCCATTCTTTAAAGATCAGGACAATACTTATATTCTGGAACTTTCATATGATTCAGGAATGTCTCTTAGAGTATGGTCACAAGATCAACAGTTAAAAGTTCATGGAACAACCAATATTTATGAAGTTACTTCTGGTATGCCTTGGACTTCTGCAGATGAACTCTCAACAATTAAAACAACTCAAAGTGGTGATATAATATTTATATGCTGTCCTACTAAAAAACCTCATAAAATATCTCGTACATTAGTCTCTTCTGGAACAAGGGCAAATGATGATAGTGTTTGGGTATGTGAGGAATTTGTCATGGAAGATGGACCTTATAATGCGATTAATTATTATCATGAATCAGATAGTACAAAAAGAATTTCACTAAAATTATCACCTGAACCAACTCATAAAGAAGAAGTTGCTGAAGTTGCATTTAATACTGTTGATGATTCATGTGTATTAGCAAATCATGGATTACAAACAGGAATGCACATAAGATTAGATGATGATGGTGCTAATACTGATACTTATGAAGATGCTCATAGTTCTTCAGGGAATCATGGATGGGGAAATATAACTACTGATGGTAATGAAAATGGCACAACAGTTTTAACGGATTCAAATTATTGGTGTGTAAGTTCAAAAGCAACTGCATTCCAGTTTTCATCATCTGATGGTGGTACTCCTTTAGAATTTGAACTGAGAAAAAGTGATGGAACTCCTGCATCTAAATCTAATACAAAAGTTAAATTATACAGATATTGTTATGTTGCAGGAACTACAGTTACATTTAAAGTCTATAATAATAAATCAACATCTACTGCAAATCGTGATATTGCAAAAGGATATTTTAAAAGTACTGATGTAGGAAGATTAATTAGAATCAATCCCTTAACAAAACCTGGAGAAAATATAGGAGGTATAAGGTGGGCGTGGGGAATAATAGCTAGTGTAACTAATGGAACTCTTGGTCAAGCAACAGATGCAGAAATTACTGTTACTTTAAAAACAGAATTATCTAATACAAGAGAAACATATGGAACAGCAGAATTTAGGTTAGGTGCATTTAGTGATGGACAAGGATGGCCTCAAGTTTCACAGATATTTCAACAAAGAATGGTTCTTGCCGCAAATACAATGCAACCCTCTACAATATGGCTTTCAAAAACTGGTAACTTCTATAGCTTTTCTCCTACTGAAATCCAAGATCAGGATATGGGAAGTGTTATAGTAGATGGAGTTGCAACAGAAACAATAACTGATTCTAATTCTCTTACTTTTACTCTTGATTCAGATACATTGGATGTAATTAAGTGGTTAGGAGAATCTAAAAAACTTGCAATGGGCACTTCAGCAGGAGTTTATATGCTGTATGGTTCTGAAACTAACTTAGTTGTTACTCCTACAAGATTTACAATAAATAGAGAAACTTCATTTTCTGCAACTGATGTTGCTCCTATTGTTGTATCAAATGCATTAATGTATACCCAAATTGGAGGAAAAGATGTACAGGAATTATCATTAGGTTCAGGAGCAGGAGGGCAATGGTTTGCCAGTAAAATATCATTAAAAGGATATGACATTATTAAAACTTCTGAAATGAAAAAAATGATATGGCAGGAAAGACCAAATGGAATTATATGGATCTTGATGGCAGATGGAAGATTACTTTCTCTTAGTTATGATAGAAAACTAGAGTTTCAAGCATGGGCAGAACATGTAATAGGAGGAGTAGATGCAAAAGTTCTTGATATTGAAATGATACCTAAAGCAAGTCATGATCAGGTATGGCTGAAAGTTTCCAGAACAATAGATGGAGGTACAAAATATTATATGGAAACATTAGGTAGATTCCCATCAGAAGGAGCATTAGCAAGAAATGCATATGTGTTTTCTGATAGTGCAGTTACTAAATCAATAGGGGGATCATTTACAGTTTCAAGTAGTTCTGGATTATTAATTACATCTAATTCTCATGGATTAGTTGATACTCAGGTTATTCGTGTAACAAATACAGGAGGGACATTACCAACAGGATTAGCTACAGGAGTTGATTATTATGTTAAATATGTAGATGCAAATACTTTTAGATTAGCATTAACATCAGGAGGGACAGCAATAGCATATACAAATGCTGGTTCTCCAACTCATAATTGGGTGACTAAAACAGTAAATGGATTAAAACATTTAAAAGGTCAGAATGTACAGGTTTATTATGAAGGAATGCAACATGTAAATTTGGATGTTACATCTTCAGGAGGTTCAGATGAAACGATTACCTTAAATCATGATCAAGGTGACGACGTTGTTGTTGGACTTCCATATGATGCAGAAATGGATACTCTTACTCCTTCTTCTCCAGAAAATCAATTCTCATACTCTAAACGTCTAAGTAAAATTGCAGTAATAGTAGAAGAATCTTTAGGGATTCAACTTGAATATAATGATTTATCTGAAGAATTACTATTTAGAACTACAGCAGATGCTATGGGGAGACAGATTCCTTTATTTTCAGGATTAAGAAAATTATCTTTAAGTGGTATTGGTTGGGATAACACATCAGTAAAAATAAAATCTAATGGACCTCTTCCAATGCAATTAAATGCAGTAATAATTGAAACAGAAACAGGAGGTTCTTGATGATACAAGAATTAAAAATTTCTGATAAGTTTTATAAAAGTCTCTATTCTGCAAATGAATTTAGGGAAAAAATTACTTCAATTCAAAATGAAATGTTAGAAATGTCTGGAGTAATGACTGCAAAAGATAAAGAAGAATATGTGAATCATACTTTCCTAAAAAATCAATATATAAGAGATTTATTTATTCCTAAAGGAGAAATATTTATAACAAAGATTCATAAAGTAGAACATCCTTTCTTTTTACTTACAGGAGAAATATCAATCTTATCAGAAATTGGGAAACTTCGGGTTTCTGCTCCTTATTATGGTATTACAAAAGTAGGTACTAAAAGAGGAATATATGCTCATAAAGATAGTATTTTTGTAACTGTTCATCCTACTGATAAAAAAGATTTAAATGAAATAGAAGATGAATTAATTGCAAAAAATTATAAAGAATTGGAGGAAGTATGAGTTGGTTTTATGTTGGCATGACTGCGGCAACAGCAGTTTCAGGAGCAATGGGTGCTAAATCAAATTGGGATGCAGGAAAAGCAAAATCAAAAGCATTAAAAGGAGCATCAAGAGATTCATTACTTACTGCAAATTATAATATTAGGAAACGCAGACAAGAATCAATGCAGTCTCAGTATAAAGTTTTAGAACAAGGAGGAAGAGCATTAGGAGAAATAAAACAACAAGCATTAGAAGCACAAGGTGTAGCAACAGCCGAAGCAGGAGGTAGTGGGGCAATAGTATCTTCTGGTACAACAAGAGATGTTTTAAATAAAATGGCAGGAGATGCTTTCCAAGCAGAATTAGATGTTGCACTTGAAGCAAAAAATGCAATGAGTGATATTGCAAGAGAAAATAAAAATCTAAATGAATCAGAATGGCGAAATGCAAAAATGCAATCTGATGCTTATAAGGCAGAAGCTGATGCAACTGATAAAGCAACTGAAAATCAATTAATGCAAGATGTAATAAAAACAGGGATTGATACTGCAATGATGGGTTCTAAAATCCCTACAGGAACTTTTAATTTTGGTAGTTCAACTCCTGGGGCAATGCCAGGAGGTCCACCTCAAGGTTCTGGAAATACTCCTGGGGCAATGTCAGGAGG